CAGAGACACTGGAGACACGACACGCCAAGCTTCTAGGCAAGGAAGTCCCAGTTGTGCAGTACAGCCCTGAGAGGGACGCAGGAGTTGTGTACCTGCATTCCGATGAGAATCCCTTTGGTGGTTACGAACGTATAGCCAAGGACCTAAAGAACGAAAGCGATGACAAGATAATGGTACGTGCCTATGGGCTACCTACTAAATCAATGACATCATTGCTCCCGAACTTCTCACCTGAGATAAATGTTGTAAGTGATAAGCCAAATAAACACGGTATCTCATTCCCTGATAAGGATAGTATGACTTGGTATCAGGTAGTTGACCCCGCATTCGCACGTAATTATGTAGCATTGTGGGCTGGTGTCACGGAGAATGATGAGGTATATATTAGAAAAGAGTTCCCTGATAGGGCTACTTATGGGGAATGGGCTTTATTTGGTGACCCCAAATGGAGATACGGACCAGCAGCTAAGAAACTAGGACTGGATGTTGAGGCTTACTGCGAACTCTTCAAGGATATTGAGGAGGACCTAGGTATTGATGTAATGGAACGAATCGGGGATTCACGTTTCTTTGCCAAGGAGAATGAGAACAATGTTGATTTGTTCACTAGATTTTATGACTACGGTATGAACTTTGTTCCGTCCGATGGTCAGCAAGAACAGATTGGTTGTACTGCTCTGGATGAGTGGTTCAATTACAATCCTAACTATGATATTGATGAAGCCAATCGCCCTCGCTGCTACGTCCACAAGGACTGCGAGAACCTGATTGATAGCATCATTAACTATAACTCAGCGGGGAAATCCGATGAGGCACTCAAGGACTTCTTTGATATACTGCGTTACCTGCGTATGTCCAATGGAGGAATGGGTCCTGATTACTTCGCATCAAACGAGATGGGTGTTACTACTCGCTCAAAAGGAGGATACTAATGCCTAAGAAAAAACTATCAATAATAGCAAAAGAACAGGAAGTTACCTTTGAAGAAGCAATGACTATTGCAACTGAAAAGCTACCGAAGGGTAGCACAACAGGTAAGGGTAAGAATACTTGGGTAACCGAAGAAGGAACCAAGATACTTGAGGATTCATTTATGATTACTGAAATCATTCCTAAGCACTACAAAGGTAGAGTACTGAATGAATGCCCGAACCCAAAGTACGTAAGCGTTGTTCACCAAGAAACAAAGAAACGTATTAATGTATTAGTCCCTCGCAAGTGGCAGGGAAAACTAAACAAAAAAGAAATTACTTATGAAGCCATCGAGGACATCAATGGAGCAAGTTACAGATATGTCGGAAAGCGATAAGCTCACACTGGACCGTAACTGGTGCAAGGAACAGACTAATAGATTCGCAGCATGGGAGATACTTAGACGTACTGTAATGCATGAGACTACATTACCCATGACAAATGGTGAGCTATGTGATATAATCGGCGTATCATCGAGTTATCCTATCCGATTACTCAAATCAATACAAAAACGACTAGATACTGACAATGCTGAATGATTCAATTTCTGAGTCCTTGACTTACCTTCAGGACGAACCCGACATCAAGACTCTCCGTTATGCTTATGACTCAACGGTCACTGAGCTTGATTCTTATTTTGACTTATGCCGAACATCCTATGATGACCGCCGTAACTGGTGGGCTGGCAAAAGCCGTGACCACCGCAAGCACGGTGCTGACGCATTCCCTTGGGATGGAGCAAGCGACATGGAGTGCCATGTTATTGATGAACGCATTACTAGACTAGTATCTTTGTTCATGGCATCGCTCAAGCGAGCCAACGTCAAGGCATTCCCAGTTGAGGCAAGTGACGTAGCACGTAGTCGTATTGTATCAGGATTCCTGAAGTGGATGGTAACATCAGGCTATATCCCTCGTTTTTACCGTGAGATGGAACTAGCAGCTAACTATATGCTGGAGCGTGGTATTATTATTACTTACGTTGGATGGCAACGTGAGGACCGCCGATTCCTACAGGAACTGGATTTAAATCAGATTGCACAGATAAGCCCAGAGGTATTTGATGCTATTAATTCTGAGCTGGCTGATGAAGAGCTAGTACTTTTACTTCAGAATACCTTTGAAGGTGTTACTGAAAAGAGAGCAAAGAAAGCACTCAAGGATTTACGGAAGGGAGCATTCGCTGAACTACCAGTTGTACGCCGTCAGGTCAACGCACCCGATGTCAAGACACTAGCACCTGATGGTGACTTCTTCTTCCCCCCTTATGTTACCGACCCTCAGAGAGCACCTTACTGCTTTTGGCGAACGTACTATACACCGCAAGAACTAGAGAACAAAGTCGTCACCGATGGATGGGACGAGGACTTCGTTAATTACGTAATTGAAAAATTCCGTGGAGTTAATATTGATGGTATAGAACGAGAGCAGGAGGGTCGCCGTAGCATAAGCCTTACTGACAGTGCTTACGAAGCTGAGGAGCTAATTGAAATCTGTTATGGATACCAACGCCTTATTGACCAAGAGGATGGTGCTGAAGGTATTTACTGCACAGTATTCCACAGGGACTTCGATGGTAACGAACTAGCACCTGGCTACGCCAAGTTTGAATTACTAAACGGATACGAGGATTATCCTGTTGTTGTAACTAAGTTATCAGAGGATAGCAAACGTCTTTACGACACCATGACTATTCCCTCAGTACTTCGTGGTATTCAGAATCAAGTAAAGGTTGAGCGTGATTCACGTGTTGACCGCAACAGCCTAGCTACTTTACCTCCGATTCTTCATCCAGTTGGTCAAGCACCAACGGACTGGGGTCCAGGTCGTATGATTCCGTATCGCCGTAAGGGTGACTTGGACTTTGCTCCTGCACCTCCTGCACCTAGTGGTTCAGTAGAAATGGAGAAAACATTACTGGAATTAGCTGACCGCCTTGTTGGTCTTGATGAATCCTCACAGATTAGCCAGACACGCAAGCAGTTCCTTGTTGATAAGTTCCTTAGTCATACTGCTGAGGTTATCCGCATGGCATTCAAATGCTTCCAGCGTTTCGGACCTGATGAAGTATTCTTCCGTGTAACTGGAATCCCTGACCCGCAAGTATTAAACAAGGGGAACCCAGATGAGAACTTCGATATTATGATTAACTTCGATGTTCAGAACAGCGACCCAGATACTGTTGAAAAGAAACTACAACAGTTCGTACAACTTAACCAACTCAATGCAAATGGTAGACTTAATGTTGACGCTCTTCTGGACGTTGCCGCTGCGTCTATTGACCCTGTTATGGCTGATGCAATTCTCCAGCCTGTTGAGGATGCACAGCAACAGATTGTTAAGGATGTGACTGATGACCTAGCTAAAATCTTTGCTGGTATTGAAATGCCAGCTCGTCCTTCAGGAGCACAGATTGCAATGCAAGTTATTCAGCAATACTTACAGCAACCCGATGTTAGTGCTCGTGCACAGCAGGACCAAGCATTCGCTGCACGTATTGAGAAATACATGGGGCAGTACACATTCCAGATGCAACAAGCACAGAACGCTCAGATTGGTAGAGTAGGTACAGCACCCGCAGCTATGGGTAATGTACAAACCCAAGGACTATAATGAACATCCAAGACGATATAGAAAAGCTACATGACTACGAGTCATTCGCTCGCTTCATCAAAATGATTCACGAACTACGTGAGGAGACCATACAGGAATTGCATGAGTCCCCTACTGAACAGATACAACAAGTATCAGGACGTATCATTACGTATGACCAAATCATACAGATGGCTGGTTTCGATAAGTTGAAAAAAGTTTACACGGATTATATGTAACACCCTATGTTATAATCCGTTCATCGGCATCGCTCGCCGTTAATGAGTGGATAAATTATGACAGACGAAATTGAAACTGGAGACGCTGAACCAGTAGAAAACACAGCGGAAAATACTAATATATCCGTCACGGATTTCGCAATGCGGAGACTCGGTGAGATGAAACCAGAAGCTGAAGAGCGTCAGGAAGAATCCCAGGGAGATGAAGCAGAGCCAGAGACTGAGGTAGAAGAAACCGATGAGGTTACTGAAACTGAGGAAACTGAATCCGAAGATGTTCTTTCACAGTTGGACCTGGACGAAATGTCCGAGGAGGATTTGCGTGAACTATCTGATAAGCTAGGTAGCCGTGCAGTAGCTCGATTCGGTGAATTGACTGCTAAACGTAAAGCTGCCGAAGCACAAATCAAACAGTTAGAAGCAAAGCTACAAGAGGGTGATAATCCGCTTAAAGCAAAGAAACCAGTCGAAAACAATCCTTTTAGTAATCTCAATAGTATTGACGAATTACAAACAAAGGCTGAGGAGATTGATGGAATTGTTGAATGGGCTGAGAATCTTCTTTTTGAAAGTGATGATTACGCAGCTGATGATGTTGTTACGGAAGTAGAAGGAAACGATTGGACTAAGTCCGATGTGAGGAAGGCGTTAATTAACGCTCGTAAATCACAGAAGACATTTTTACCTGACCAATTAAATCGAGTAAAGGCACAAGAAGAGGGAGCTAAATTAACTGAGGCTTTTTCTAAACGTGCTAAGAAAGAACTTAATTGGATGGGTGACGAGGACAGCAGTATCCGAAAACAATACGAATCAACTATAGGTGATGAACGAATGAAGAAGATTAAAGACATCTTCAAACGTGAAGCACCTGATGTAGCTGCTCAACTTGATTACTGGTTCGCTCATGCTACTAACAGTATCTACGGTCGTAAGGCTGTAGCTAGTGGTAAGACACCCGCACTTAATCCTCCACGTACAGGAACTCCATCCGCTGCACAATCCGAACAGAGCCAAGGCAGAAATGCTAAAGCACTAAAGGAACTGGAAGCTCGTTTTAAAAAGACTGGTAGTGCAAACGATTTCGCCGCCCTTAGAAAACTTAAAATGGCTAACCGCCGCTAAACAATAACTCATTAATAATAACTTATAATGTCATTCTCAAATACATTCGACACCACCAATACTGGTTCTGGTGTTTCCAATCGGGAAGACTTGACTGATGTCTTGACTATCCTTGCTCCTGAAGAGACTCCTATTCTCTCTTCAGCTAACAAACAACGTGCTACTGCTACTAACGTAGAGTGGACTGTTGATTCTCTAAGTGCTCCAAGTACTGCTGGTATCTCTGAAGGTGCTGACGTAACTGCATTCACTGACCAATTCGCTGGTCGTGCTCGCCTTGGTAACCGCATCCAGAAGTTCCGCCGTGACTACATGGTATCCGACCTCCAAGAGGCTGTTGATTCCGTTGGTCCTGCTAAGATTGCTCAAGCAGAAGCTAAAGCTATCCGTGAACTAAAACGTGACGTTGAAGCTACTATCGCATCTGCAAACACTCAAACAACCGAAAACGGTGCTGGTGTTTCTAATGCACTTGGTGGTCTTGGCGACTGGATTCAAAATGCTGCTGGTTCTGCTAACGTTCCTGCTGCTTTCCGCACACCTGCTGCGTCAGTCGCTAACGTAACGGCTGGTGAAGCTAACTTCCTTGAAACTGAGCTTAACAGCTTGATTACTTCTATCT